ATGGGGAGAGATACAAAAGGTCACGGAGGTACATCAGGCGTAGCAATTCTTATGCCAGCAGAGTACGAAGAACCGCCCAAAGATACATATAATAATATCAGCACAGAAGAAGAAAAAGAACAAGTTGAGAACATGAACTCTGATGGTGAGATGGAAGAGGAGTATCTTGACTATGTAGCTGATGAAATCTTAACTCAAGAAGAACAAGATTACTTATTTAAGGCTTTAGACGAAGATAACAAACTAGAAGAAATCTTAGATAAAGTAATGTTGAATGCAACAGAATTTACTGGTTCTGGGGAAGTTGATGGCCCCGGCACTGGTGTATCAGATTCCGTACCCGCAAGGCTATCGGATGGTGAATTTGTATTCACCAGAAAAGCGACTGATCAAATCGGTGCTGACAAACTCCAAAAAATGATGGACGATGCAGAACGTGAATTTGATCAGCGTAAAGGCAAAGCTAACGGAGGTCAAGCTGGCACAAACCCATTTGTTAATCCTGAAGAAACCTCAAATCCTTTAGATAGGTTTGAGATGGACAAGGATGACGAAAGGGATATAGAGCGTCAAATGCTTTACTCAAGCCGTATGCCTAGCCTAATGAACCGATAAGGCTACCTAGAACTCTAGCCCCTTATCATAATAACAACCTTGAGGCCACCTTGTAGTATCAAGACCCTGTGCTAAACAGCGCACTAGCACAGCCACCTTGAAAGACAACAAGCCCCAGAAAGGAGAAGTGACATGAACGAAGAAGAAAATGCAAATCCGTATAATGCGAAAAAACCTTGGCATAATGTTGAGGCAAAAACTTCAAAAAATGCGGAATCATTATTTTTTGAGGAAGAGGCTACTTCCGAAGATGGAACCCCTCAAGATAATAATCGTCCTCAAACCAACTATAAAAAGAGATATGACGATCTAAAAAAACATTACGATCAAAAAATCGCTGAATTTAAACAACGCGAACAAGAACTAGAGGCAGTGGCTAGGTCTGCTCAACCGCAGTATCAACCGCCAAAAACTGCTGAAGATCTTGAGAGGTTTAAGTCAGAGTATCCTGATCTATATGATACTGTTGAAACAGTCGCTCATATGAGAAGTGAAGAGCAAATGAACGCTCTTCAACAAAAGCTATCAGCAATTGAAATGCGTGAGGCAGAAATGTTAAAGCGTGATGCTGAACTAGCTCTCAGAGAGAGACACCCTGATTTTGAAGATATCAGGGGTGATGACAACTTTCACGAATGGGCTAAGACTCAACCTGAAGATATTCAGCGTTGGATCTACAACAACCCAGATAATGTAGCTTTAGCAAGTCGTGCAATAGATCTTTATAAAATGGAAAATAATATTGCAATAAAAAAGTCTTCTCGACAGTCACAACTTTCACGGTCTGATGCGGCTGATATGGTATCAACAAAGACTACCGGCGTTGAACCACAGCAAGCCAAGATTTGGACACAACGGGAAATTGCTTCTCTGTCTATGGATGACTATGATCGTTTTGAAAAAGAAATTGACTTAGCTATCCAAGAAGGACGAGTAGCAAAATAATATTTGTCTTTTTTAGGAGATTTTAACAATGGCTTATAATGTTTCTGATCAATACTTTGAGCCGTCAACAGATACTAATGCAAACTTTGCAAACTCTGTTTCGGGTCAAGCTAACTCTTACTTTCTGCCTGCTGTCTATTCCAAGAAGGTTCTTAACTTCTTCCGAAAGTCATCAGTTGTAGAAGGTATTACTAACACTGACTATGCTGGCGAGATTACTGCCTATGGTGACACAGTACGTATCATCAAAGAGCCAGAGATCACCGTCTATCAGTACGAGCGTGGTCAAGATGTAACTGCTACTAAGTTGACGGACCAAGAGATCAACCTCGTAGTAGATACCGCAAACGCATTTAAGTTTATCGTAGATGATATTGAAACTTCAATGTCACACGTAAACTTCAAGGAAGTTGCATCTTCTTCAGCCGCTTACGCTCTGCGTGATGCGTATGATCAAGGTGTGCTTGTGACTATGTTTGCTGGTGTGTCTGCATCTTCTCCCAACCATATCCTTGGTTCTGATAATGCGACTGATCTTGCGGCTGGTACTTTTGATGGTACTGGTAACCTCGACATTGGTTTTGCATCTGGTGAGCACGATCCAATTGATGTTCTTTCTCACATGGCGCGTCTTCTTGACGAAGCTAATGTACCGGAAGAAGGACGTTGGTTCTTGGCTAATCCTGAGTTTTACGAGCAGTTAGTTCAAACCTCATCCAAGTTGATGAGCGTAGACTTCAACGCTGGTCAAGGCTCTATCCGTAATGGATTGGTTAGCTCTGGTAAGTTGCGTGGTTTTGATATGTACAAGACCAACAACATTGCCGCCACTAGCAATGCCGCTGGTAAGTGTTTGGCGGGTCATATGTCATCAACCTGTACTGCACAAACAATTGTGAATACAGAAGTTATCCGTGATCCTGATAGCTTTGGTGACATTGTTCGTGGACTGCACGTTTACGGTTCTAAGGTTTTGCGACCTGAAGCTCTCGTATCTGCTTTCTACGGCATCGACTAAATACTACAGGGGGATGAAATACTCCCCCTTTATTTAAGCTACGTTCATCCTTATGGGACGGAAGTAGGGGATTATCCCCGAAGGAACGCATAACCTTTGGAGGAGTTCGCTATGGAAATTACATACGTATACCGTGGTGTTAAGTACACTGTTAAGCGTTAGGAGTAGTTATGCCACAGATTGGAACAGAACAAAAGCCAATTAGAATGAGTCCTAAAAGACGAAAGACCCTAAGCGGTACATTTTATACTGGTGAAAACAAAAAAAACTACGATAACAACTATGATCGTATCTTTGGAAAAAGGGAGAAATCTTATGAAGCACGGTGATAAAGAAATGAAGCGTTCAGGCATGATGTATGGCGGGATGCGCGAAAAGAACATGATGGGCGGTATGCGTGAAAAGAAAACGCATGGTGGTGCTCACGCCGCTAATCCTGCACCTTCACAGCCTACATATGGTGACACTGTAGAAACTGCAATGAATAAGGCAGGACCAAACTAATGACCACTCAAGTAGCTCGTAAAGAGTACAAGTCTATTCAAGAAAAAGAAAAGATTTGTGCTGAGATGACTGACAATCAGTTTCCGTACCGTAAAGAGGGTGATATTAAATATCCGAAGTTACGAAATGAGCAGGAGAATCCTGATGCAAGTCGCGGCGCCTAAAGGCTACCATTGGATGAAACATGGCAAAAGCTACAAGCTGATGAAAGATCCAGCGGGTGGCTTTAAGCCTCACAAGGGGGCTTCTAAAAAAGCTAACTTTGAAATACAAAAGGTTCATAAAAAATAATGGCGACAACATACCTACAGCTTACTAACGAACTGTTAAGAGAAATGAACGAGGTTGTACTAACTTCCAGTAATTTTTCTTCTGCTATTGGGCTTCAAGCACACGCTCAAGACTGTGTGAATAGAGCATACCTTGATATTGTTCTTGAAGAACCTCAATGGCCTTTTCTGTCTGTAGGCGAAAGCGGCTCAACAGATCCGCTGTATGGTAATGTAGTTGTTTCTACCGTAGCTAATCAACGGTGGTATGAACTCAAGGCCGCAAGCTCATCTCTTGCAGATGATTATGGATATATTGATTGGGATGATTTTTATCTTACAACAGTCGGTGTATCAGGTGAGGCGGCTCCTTATGTCAGCCAAAATTTAAGGTTTATAACTTTAGAAGAATGGAAAGACTTTCATCGGATGCAAGAAAATGCAGACGATGCTGAAGACGCTAATGGTGGAGAACCACGACGAGTATTCCGTAGTAGTGATGGAAGAAACTTTGGTTTAAGCCCTATACCTGACAAAGTATACAAAGTCCACTTTTTTGCTTTTAATCAGCCTACACAGCTATCAGCACACAGCGACACAATTGTTTTTCCTGATATTTACAAAACTGTTTTACTTGCACGAGCTAGGTATTACGTGCATCAGTTTAAAGAAAATATTCAGCCAGCCGCTCTAGCACTAGAAGAGTATCGTAGGGGTTTACGTCTTATGAAAAATGCTTTGATGGTGCAAACACCTAAGTACGTAAAAGATGATCGCATGAGGTTTATTTAGTGTCTCAGGCATATGGTCTTTCATGTCGTGGTGGTCTAAATACAAACCTAAACTCTATTGAAATTTTAGGTCAGCCGGGATTTGCCAAAATACTAGAAAACTTTGAGGTAGATCCTGATGGTGGCTATCGTCGCATAAATGGTTTTACGGCTTATGGCGGCGCTTCTTCTGCACGGCCTAATAGCTCTAATGCGATTTTAGGCATGGCGGCATATGGTGATGGTGTTATTGTTTGTTCTGGCACTGATATATTTTTTAGCAACACTGGGACAAGCTGGTTACAAATAAACAGGGCTAGTGTTTCAGCCAGCGGCGACAATCACACAGCATTTACAGGCCGCT